CTTGGTATGTCTGCCATCTTTGCAACGATAGTATGAAAGTCTGCATCTCCATCATCGTACGCCTCTTTAACACCAAACACACTTGTGTCTTGGTCTAGGGATGCATAATGAACTACTAGTCTTGGTTCTTGTTGACTGTAGTCAAAGCATCCCCACTCGCAACCAGACTCAGGTATAAAGAGGGATCGGATCAATGGACCCAAATCTTTGTTGCGTGCAGGAATTTGTTGTAGGTTTGGATTAGAATATGAAAATCTACCGGTTACTGTTCCTCCAGTATCAGATCTAATTTGATTTATATCCGCATGAATCCTACCATTATGTTCATGTTTTAATATTGTATCAATAAATGTAGTATGTGCCTTGTTTATTTCTCTTGCTTTTGCTATACATTTAACCAAAGGATGTTCATGTGTTGACAGAAAGTTTTTGGTAAAAGATGGAGAATTTGTTTTTTCGGTTCGCTCATAAGGTAGGTGAAGGTTTTGAAAAACTTTCTCGATACTGCGTGCTGCCCATATTTGAACGTCTACTTGTGTTTCTTTTTTTATCGTTTGTAATAATTCTTTTTCTTCTGCAGCTAATTGTTTCTTTAATTTTTGAGCAGCTTCAACATCTACCCTCACTCCTAAAAACCGCATATCAACGAGGCAAGGAAAAAGTTCAGTCTCTAAATCAAAAATAGCCCCTAGATCCTGATCACTTAATTCTTTTTGCATGACTCTCCATAAAGCTAACGTAAGTTCTGCATCACGTTCTGCATAATTACCAACATACATTGCAGGCAACTTCCACATATCAGCTTTTGGATCTACACCCCATTCTTTTGCAGCGTTAACTAATTCAGTTTCATTTTTACCTTGGCCACAATAATCCCATCCTAATGATCCAAGGTCATATCTAAATCTATTTTCATTTACTAATGATGCTGCAATCATTGTATCATAAATATTACCATTTATTTTTATGCCCATTGAACGAATCCAACACACATCATACATAGCATTATGAAAAATTTTATCTGCTTGAGATTTACACACATCTTTAAACCATTGAATTACTTTGTTTTTTTCTAGGTTTCCACCGCCTTCATGATCAAATGGAAAGTAACCAGAATAACCATCAACTGCTACTGCTATGCCTACAACTTTACCTCTACCTATAACAGAACCTGTGCCCATAGTTTTTAACTTTGGATCATGTGTTTCTAAATCAATTGCTATAGTATTTGCTTGTCTTAGATCTGGAAACTCTGTAGGTTTTACCCATTCTGTTTGCGCTTTAAATATCATTTATAATCTCTTTCAATTATCATTTCTATAAAATGTATTGCTTTCAATAAATCTTCTTTTCCATTTTTATCTTGGTGACGAATTATATATTTTATAGCACATCCCTCCGGGTATAGCAATTTATTCTCTACTACAAACTTACTTGGCTGTATGACATACTTTTGATAATGACTTCCGCCATGTTGTTTTTTCCATACGTTACTCATATCTTAAACTCCTTTGCTTTGTTTTGTGATTTTATTAAAAATAAATTTTTCATTGTTCTTGTAATACCCACATACCAAACTCTATATTCTTCATCTTGTTTAGCTGCAGATTTTTTTGCTCCTTTTATTGTGTTAGCTGTTTGATTTAAAAACAAAACAACATTAGTTGCTTCGCCACCTTTAGCTCCATGTATTGTAGATATTTTTATTCTTGCATCTTTCGTTGGGTCTTCATTGTTTAACAACAATAGTCTCATATATGTTATCTGACTATCTGTTAATTTATTAAATGCATCATACCATTGTAATGATAGATTCATATTACCTTTTATTCTTTCTTTAATTTTTTGTATTTGTATGTCTGGAAGTTCTATTTTTTTCTGTAATTTTGACCAATATTGTATATCTTCATACAAACTTTTACCAATACTATTTCCTTGTGCAGATTCAAAAAACAAACCTTTCTTTTTTAAATATGTTGGTACAGATTTTAATAATGATTTTGTTCTTGTAAGTATTAACCAATCACCTTTGGACATATCTATGTCTGATAATTTATATCTTTCAAAAATTTCTCCTGTTTCAGACTTTGGAAAATATTCTTTGTCAATCCTATTTTCTTCTATTCTATTAATGACATTTAATGCAATTTGTTGTATAGTGTTCGGCACTCTTTCTGACTGTTTTAGTGGTATTTCTTCTGCTTCATAATTTATAAAAGAATCTACATCAGCACCGGCCCAACCAAATATTGCTTGATCATCATCACCTGCTACCCATACATCACATTTTGTGTCTTGTTCTATCTTATTTATCATAGACCATTGAATTAATGACAGGTCTTGTGCTTCATCTACAAATATTACATCAAACTCTGGTGTAACATTTTTATCTAAAAATTTTTGTATCATATCTGTAAAATCAATCAAACCATATACATTTTTGTAACTTTTAATTTCTTTCTCTATTGCATCTAATTTATCTCTTTCTATTTTTGATAGATGTTCATTAAGATCTAATTGATCCATAGCAGATATTTGTTTTACTTTAGCTAAATTTATTAAACCTAAATACTCACTATCAGATGAAAAAATACCATTCCAATTATTAGTTTCATATGATGCATACTTAATTTGTATACCACAAGTTTCACCAATAACTTTATAATTTAAATCTTGCATAACGTTTTCTTCCTTAAGACCCAATGTATTGAAAGCTAAAGAGTGTAATGTTTGAAAATATTTTATATCTTTTTTTGTAAGTTCTGTTTTAACTTTTAAAAATCTATCTCTTGCCTCACCAGCTGCTTTACGTGTAAATGCAAAATATCCTATCTTTTTTAATTGCACGCCTTTATCAACATACTTCTGTACTTCATTTAATAATCTTCTTGTTTTACCTGTGCCTGGTGGTCCTACAACTTTGTATCTCATTAATAGTTACTTTCTTTTCTCTCGACTGGTTTGTATTCTATCTTATCAATATGCAATTGTTTTACTCTACAAACTTTCATTGTTTTACCATCAACATTTAAAGAATGATTAAATTCTACATCGCATTTATCTTTTAATTTCTGTGCTATTCTTTCTTCTGGTATTTTCCAACTTGCACCTAAGTGATCTATAAAAGAATTAAATTTAAAATAATGAAAACCTTCTTCTGTTAAACAAGATCCACTATTAATTTGTATTCTGTTTTTTGCTCTTGGTCCATTAACACAATACTGATATAACTCTTCATTTAATCTATCTTCTATTTGTGTTCCTGCAGGTGGTGTTATCTTAACTGAATTTTTTCTAAACTCTGTAAGTTTTGCTCTAAAATCTTTTGGCTTTAGTGGTTCGTGATAGATGCCTGTTTGTTCCCATATCAAATCTAACAACTCTGTTTGTTTAGTTATTAGTCGCCTGTTGCCTGCTACAACTCCAGCTTTAGTGCCATCAGGTAATGCTACATTAAATCTATACTCAGGTTCTGCATACATAATTATTTCAAAATCTGTAATATCCGGAAACATTGTAATACTATCTGACTTAACGCCAAACGGTCTTGAGTAACAAAGACTACGCATACACTTACTGTGTATTGGATCTTCATAACAAGTATGACCTGCTGTATCTTTTTTCCATGCAGTTATTTTAGAATCTAATTTTGATTTGTCCCAAGGCGTTTCTAAATAATTATAATTAGCGTTTGCAACATGGTCTGGCCATTTGTCTTTGTATTTCTTTTTAGCAAAGACCATGTAATTATACATAAACCTATCTCTACCATCATCTAATTTTCTTTTAGAACATAAAGCTAAACAAGGTGGACCATCGTCAAACTCTTCGTTTGTGCCTACTAAAATATTTTTGTAAGTTTGTTCAACTAATTTATCTAATTCTTGTTTACCTATTCTATTCTGTTCAGCTACACGTAAAAATTCTTGTATGTCTAATTTATTATTGTCTTTATCAACTGCATATCTATTTGTTTGTCCATTATTATAATATGGTAAATTTATAAAGTTACCTGGTTTTATTTCTCCTTTGTCATCTTCCTTTAATTCTTTCTGTTTTGGAAAAACCTCTGTGTCAGGATCTAATCCAAGAGGCAGTAAAAAAGATTTTAATGCCGAGATTAGATCTACAGCTGGTATTGGTTCACTTAAAAAAATATAACAATGTAGTCCACCACTTTTAGATAACATGGGTATCAAAGGTAATTTATATTGTTGAAATAATGCTAAGTAATTTTGTATTTTAAATGTTGAATAATTTTTTGGATCTATGTCTATACAACCAAATTGTGCAGTTTTATCTAATCTACATGGTTGTATACCTATTGATATCTTACCTTCAATGTGATCTTTATAATCACCTTGTGTGATTGGTCTGCCTGCCCATTCATAGTTTGGTTTAAGTTTATTTTTTTCTGCATCTAATTGTGCAGAAGACATGTCCGCAATACCAAAATCACCTTGGTATCCTGTAAATAATTTTATAAATTCATTAACCATAAGATCCCGGGTCGGGGTAGTTCCACTCTCGCTTCCCTACCCCTATCTTCTCAAAGAGAAGAATTAGTAGTTAGAATCCTCTTTTGCTGATTCAGCCTTTGTTTGGCTTTTTTTCAAAGAGTTATGGAAATCCCTCGCCATCTGATAAATTCCAGCATCATCTACTTTCTTTATCAAATTTATATTATATCCATGCCAAGTAAAAGTACCTTGGTTTTCTACAGAAGTTAATTTGTAAACTCTAGAAAACATCGGTGCTGGCACAGACTTGTTTGTTTTAGGATCTACTTCGAATTGATCTTCCATTAAGGAGTTCCAATTTCTACTTACCTTAAGCTGTGTTGACTTCATTGTCATCAAAGCTTTCTCAGGTCTATCACCTAAAATAATTACAAAATGATTTGCTGTTTTGATAATTTCATTACCATTATCTAACATATCTTTGTTTCTGTCATTTTGTTTTGTCTTTGCCATAACTTCAGGTCCTCTGTTGTTATGTATTGGTCTACCTTCTGCTCTTTCAAAAGGTGCCCACTCAGGATATGTCATCTTATAAAAGACCGGTATTACTTCAATACCTTTATCTCCAGCATACAGTTTTTTTGTAACTGTATTATAAAACATTCCTGCTTCTGCTCCGTCTACATACTTCGCATGTCTTTTTTTAGTTTCATCTGAACCTGATTGTAACAGTTTCAGAAAAGGTAATGCTAAATCTCCTTTATCAATGTTTTCAAGACCCATTCCTGAATCTTTAACAAAGTCTAAAGTAGCAACAGCGCCACCTTGTTTTGTTGTCACGTCTCTTGTTTCTTCACTCATGTTATTTGCTCCTTGTTATTTTTGTTTTGTTTCCCTTAAACAGATTAAAATGTTCAGAAGGCAAGTCTAATTTTTTTTCGACTCGCTCTCTGTACAATGCTTTGAGAGTCATGGGTTCAACTTTCAATTTTTGTTGAGGTTGATACCCACTTCCCTCGGCAAGGTTAGCGTATTCACGCGCCTTGTTATCTTCGTTACGACCAAAGGAAACAGTGATCTCATTTTTAATCAAATCACCCAAGTCGTTGTTTCGAAGCCAGTTAAATGCGCCTTCCTTTTTATCTAAAGGTATTGTAGCGCTGTAAATTTCTTTTATCTCTATGCCAGAACCATCTCTTAATTTCATTGTTTTTAGTTTCATAGATTCCATTATTTCTGGTATGACTTGTTGTGAAAGCTTATCATGTTGTTCTTTTTTTCTTGCAAGTCTTTCTTCATCCATTTTAATTTCATCTTCTAGTTTTTGTAGTTCTAAAACATGGCTAGATAATGTCTCAACATTGTTTAAATTGTCTAATTGTTGAGGTGCATCCTCAACAAACATTTTTTGTAAATCACTCATCTATATTTCCTTTCTCGTATAAATTTATTGCTATTGGATAGTATTTTCTTTCTTGTCTATCCCATTTGAGTAAATTATAATTACCACTTGTCATATCTGAAACAATAGAACATGCAACACCTATTATTGCAGGATCACCTGTAAGTAGTAAGTAATCGTTTGGTTTAAAATTTTTTAGTCCTTGTCTTAACTTATATATTAAAGGACCAGGAGAAAATATCATTTGCGAAAACTCTGGTAATAAAAATTTAAAATTACCATATTCAGAAGCACCCATAATATTTATTTTAGGACTACCTGATTTAGTTCCTGGTATTTCTTGTATAACATATACAACTGACAAATTATTTTCTTTCATGCTTGACAATATAAGTTATGAATATTATATTGTCAACTAGAAAGAAGAAAAAATATGAATTATAAATTTAAAACTAAACCGTATGCTCATCAACTTAAAGCATTAGAAATGTCTTGGGAGAAAAAAGCATATGCTTATTTCATGGAAATGGGAACTGGAAAATCTAAAGTATTATTAGATAATATAGCTATGTTATATGACAAAGGTAAAATCAATGGTGTCTTAATTGTGGCACCAAAAGGTGTATACAAAAATTGGTATGCTGGAGAGATACCTACACATTTACCTGATCATATAGAAAAGAAGGCAGTATTGTGGCAAGCAAATATTACTAAAAAACAAAAACAAAATTTGGACATATTGTTTGAAACAGGTGTTGATTTACATATTTTAATTATGAATGTAGAAGCATTTTCTACAAAAAAAGGTGTTGACTTTGCAGCAAAATTTTTAAACTCACATAAAACTTTAATGGCTATTGATGAGTCTACTACTATAAAAAATCCAGAAGCTAAAAGAACTAAAAACATTGTATCTCTTGGTAGATATGCTGTGTGTAGAAGAATACTTACAGGATCTCCAGTAACAAAATCTCCATTAGATTTATATAAACAATGCGAGTTTTTAGATCCTTGGCTTCTAGATCATAGTTCTTATTATTCTTTTAGAACTAGATATGCAATAATGAAAACTGCAAATTTTGGTGGCAGAGCAGTACAGATCGTAGTTGGCTATCGTAATCTTGGTGAGTTATCAGATAAATTAAAACCGTTTTCTTACAGAGTATTAAAAGATGATTGTTTAGATCTACCTAAAAAAACTTTTATGAAACGTGTAGTACAATTAACACCTGATCAATTAAAAGTTTATTCTCAAATGAAAAAAGAAGCGTTAGCTATTTTGAATGGTAAAATGTTAACAACAGCAAATGCATTAACTCAACTTATGAGATTACAACAAATAACTTGTGGTCATTTTAAAGCTGATGATGGCACGACTCAAGATTTAAAAAATAATCGAATTGAAGAATTAATAGATGTGTTAAATGAAATAGAAGGTAAGGTTGTTATTTGGGCCCATTGGCAAAGCGATGTTAGACAAATTATAAAATATATTTCAGAAGAATTTGGTCAAGATTCTTTTGTAGACTATTATGGTTTAACGCCACAAGATGAAAGACAACAAAATATAAAACGTTTTCAAGAAAATGATAAGTGTAGATTTTTTATAGGTACACCACAAACCGGTGGTTACGGTATTACATTAACTGCTGCTAGTAATATGATTTATTATTCTAATGGTTATGATTTAGAAAAACGTCAACAATCAGAAGCTCGTATTGATCGTATAGGTCAAACAAAACCTATGACATATATTGACATTATTTGTGAAGATACGGTTGACGAAAGAATTGTAAAAGCTTTACGTAAAAAAGTTAATATTGCAAGTCAAGTTATGGGAGAAGAATTAAAAGATTGGATTTAAAGTTTTTGTATTAAAACTATAATAACACCAGCCATACCAGTCATAACAGAACCCATTGATACTAATAATATTCTTTCAATTCTAGTTATTTGAGTTTGTAATTGATTCATTCTCTCGTAAGTTTGTTTTTGCATTATACGGCAAAGTTTTTCGTGTGATTCTATTTTTTGTAATGCGTCTTGTTTACTTGGCATGTTGTTTAAACTCTACATCTATTTTATTATAGTCTATCATTAAATATCCATTATTAGCTTTTACGCTAGCCCAAGGTACTTCGTGAGCCATTGCTCCTTGATAAATTGTAGGGTTTCCTTTGTAATTAAATTTATAAATATTAATATTAGATGGTGATTTACCTATTAATTCTACGTTATCTTTTAATCTAATATCACTAAAACCAAGTCCTCCTAAACCGGAACTTGTTGCAGACGTTCCACCTCTATCAGATCCTCCACCTCTTGCTCCGCCTCCGCCGTTATCTCTTGTAGGAGCGGGCGCTG